TGAAAAAAACTCTTGCTTGCCTTGATTGGTTTTGGGCTTGTTGATGGCCTGTGCATCTGCACGGCTACCAGACCCAAACCGCCTTCCTTTGTCGGCTTTCATAAATTCAGCGCCGACAGACTGAGGGATTCCCGTCTTCTTTGCAAAAGCAGGATTGTTTGCAACCGCTGCCATCAAATTGTGTTGTTTCTTGCTAACCGAGGGCACTACGCTGCTCCTTCATGAAGTCATCAATCTTCTTCTCAAGCCGGTCCAGCCGGTCCAAGACGCGATTGATGTCTGTATGCGCCTCGTTTTTGGTCACATACTCTTTTGCCATCTCCTCCCGCGTCCGGTTCAGAAGAATCTGGATGCGCTTTACCTCGTCCGTTGACAGCTTGACCCAGAAGAGGATCAGGGCTGAGACGAAAGACAGTGCGGCGTTCCACAGCGAAATGTCCATTTCAGCAATTCCACGCCTTAAGAGACAACGCCTTGCGGGTCGGCTTCCCTTTTTCGTCCTTCATCGGCCCCGGCATCCCGGACATTCTTGCGCAAAAGGAAGCACGGCGTCCTTTGTCTTTCTCTGTCTTTGGGTGTGGTGCTGGCGGCTTCAGCCCCGGCTTGCCGGGATTGGCTTTGTTGTAGGAAGCCCTCCCCTTGGCGTTTAAACCGCCTTTGGGGTTCTTGCCTTCCTTGCGAGTCCACGCTGCGGTCTTAGCCATAGAACACCATCACAGAGCCAACTGTCGTGATGTCAGCGTAGATGTTTGTGGAAAACAACAAGCCCTCGCCGGGCATGAGCATATAGTCAGGCCCCGTGCTAGACGGGAACACCGTGACTGTCAGCTTCGTTGTACCACTCGCGCCGCCGTCTTTGAGTACCACAGTCCCCGCACTGCTTGCGGTGGGGATGATGCGGATGGCTTTAACACGTGCGCGGCCAATGTTGTTGCCAGCTTGGTCAGTCATCTGACCATCTGCAATCAATACCTGACTCGCAAGAATGTCAGTTTGCATGCCCATAGCAGGCTCCTATTAAGCCGTACGGGTAAACACGTAGGCAGTTGCACTGGAGAACATGATGGTATACCGGGCCAAGCCAGTAGCGCCAGCGGCGACGGTCAAATCACCAAACGAACCTGCGGTATCTACAGCGGCGCTGGAGAGCACAGCGTTGGTATTGACAGCCACAGTCACGGTCGAAGCGCCAGCGGTATTGTCAATAAACAGGTCCAGCACGGTGCCGCGAGAAGCGCCAAGAGCGGTACCCAGAGCGGTGCCGGTGGGCAGTGTGATCGTGACCGGAGCAGCCGAGGTAGAGGTGATGTATCCGTCAGCAACTTGAGCTGCGGTAGCGTCGCCAGTAACGTTGATTGCGTTAAGGGCAGTGGGCTGGTGGCCTTGGATGAAGCCGTTCTGAGATACGACCGGGCCGGAGAACGTAGTACGTGCCATGATTTCCTCACATGCGAGTTAACTGTGGGCGTTCTGTCTGCATGTCGTCAGCCGGGACTGTCAGAAACGCCGGGGACCCCGGAATGAAAGCAATATACACCAAAAGAAAAGGGGGCACAAGGCCCCCTTTTCAGACTCATCAGGTCGAACCCGACGAACCAAACATACCCAGCGGGTCAGACCAGCCGAAGCTGTAACGCTCACGTGCCTTGTAGCGCACGTTGCCGGTATCAAAGTCACCGTCCATGCTGTTTTGCAGCGGGGTACGGACGAAGTGCTTCAAACCGTTAGGAACGTCAGTGGTCAGGAACCAAGCGTTGGGATCGGTCAAGAAGTGGTTAACGGTGTAACCTTCAGGGATTGCGCCCATCTGCTTGATAGCGTTGATGTCGTTATCAGCAGTAGCCACACGCAGTTCGGTATCAAGCAGACGCTTGGAAACGAACATCAGGGCCGGGGGGACAATCAGCTTCTTGGGCTTAGCGGCGATCAGCAGGCCACGCTCATCCGTCCAAGCGGCGATCTGAATAACGGCGGCTTCCAGAGAAGTCTCGTTCAAATCAACTTGGGTAGATGGGGTGTTGCTGTTAACGCCACCGGAAACCAGCGGGTGATCCGTGGCAAACAGAGCTTTACCGTCACCACCGGGGTAGGTAGCGGAGAAGCCGTTGTTCAACACAGCCGCGCCCTTGACTTGCTTGGTGTACGACATAGCACGAGCCAGAGCTTTGGTGTAACGAGCAGACAAGCTGTCGTACAGGTTATCCTCAACCGCCTCTTCGGTGATCGAGAAACCCAGAGCGATGGTTTCGTGGTTATATCGAGTGGTCCAAGCCTCTTGCGCGTTATCGTAGGCAATTGCGCTGCCCTCGTTCTTCACCGGAGCGGCGGAGAAGCCAGACAGTTTGGTTTCCTCTTCAAACGAACGCTCGGAAGTCTCGGTCTCGTAGATTTCCTTGTGCTCTTCGCCGTAGCGAGCGTACTCCATGCCGAACAGGGCGTTCAGACCGGGGAGCAGCTCTTTCAGCAGTTGTGCGCGTGAAATAGCCATGTTAATTTACTCCTTAGATCAGACGCCAGTCGGGTTGAGGTATTGATGACCGCCAAGCAAAGCGCCGCCCGCATCTTGATACGGAGCATTCCACTTGCAGATCACCTCGACGAAATTACCAGACGCATTTGCGGTGTCAGGCACAACGTCGATGATACGAATGGGCAACGAAGCCGTGGTGGTAGCACCAGCAGCGGTATAAATACCGATGCGGCTATTACCAGTTGCGACAACGCCGGTGTTTTGCACCAGCTCAGCGTTGGAACCAATCACAGTGCGACCCAGATAGGTCGGGGTCAGGCCGTTGCCATCTTCCGTAGCGCCAGAAACCAGAACAACCTTAAAGAGCTGATCCGGATCATCTGCAACGTAAGCGGTAATGACGGTACCCGTCGGAGCTGCGTAGCCCGTGGGGTAGTACTGGGCAAAGATCGTCTGACCCTGAGCGTTGACATAGGAACAACCCATGAAAACACCAACAGGGGTGGCGGTCGCTTGACCAGTATCTTTTTCAACATAGCCCGTCGAAACAATCTTGACCACATCTCCATTAAAGATGTTACCAGCAAACCCGGCAGGGTTAATTTGGTATTGGCGAGTTTGTCCGGCGAACACCTGACCACCGATCAAATTGATCGGCTTCAAGCCATACGGCTTGTCAACGGTGGGATAAGCCATTTAAGACTCCTAAATTAAGAACCAGAACCAAAAGTGACCTTGGAACGCTTCTCGGAAAAGAGAGGCATCCTCGGATCATTTTCACGGAGGAAACTGTTGTCCACCGAGTCCACCTGAGCCTTGTTTTGGTTGTCGTAGTGTTTCATACGCTGCTCCAAAAACTCAGAAGGAATACGGCAAAGCAACAACCCGCCCATCTCGACGCCGCCTTTAAAGCGGCCTTCGGTAGTGGCGTACATCATCATCTCGGGGTAGTCCTCTGCTTTGCAGGGTTCATACCCCTCACGCAGCTTACTAGAAATGTTACTTGGATCAGCTTGACCCAGCGTCGAGAGTCGTACCCAACGATGTTTCCATCCGGGGCGGTCATCTGGTGAAGGCAGGACTTCCGGGGCACGCCATGCTTGAGGACGCATGGTAGCCGACCGAGATTCCATCTCCCGAGACAAACGATTTTGACGCGGCGCGACGGCCGTTTGAGCTTGTTGATCCATCATTAACCTCTACTAAGCAAAGCAACCTGTTTGGCGTATTGTTCTGGAGTAATCCCGAGTTTTCTTGCAAGATCAACTTGAGACTGCTTCAGCTTGATACGGTTAGGCGACGAACTGCGGGAAGCCGGAGCTACCACCGCAGCGGATTTTGGGGCACGGCGTGGAGGTTCGTCATCCTCCTCAACCGGGGCTGACCTCTTTCGTTGAGGCTGGTCATCTTCCTCTTCGCTCTGAGCTTCAAAATACTCAGGAAATCTTTTTCGCATAGTACGGTCAACGGTCTGGAAATACTCTTCCGTACCAACATAATCCGCACCATACTCTCGTTGCAGCTTCTTGTCAACACCCATTGCGGCGAGAGTCATTTCTTCATCTGGACCGAACCAATCGCTGTTTTTCTCGATCCAGCGTTTGGTACGAGGGCTAATCTGAGGTGCAGCGGGTTCGGCTTTGGCCGGAACAAAGTTATCGCGTTCTTCAACCTCAATGGGTTTCATACCTTCAGCTTTGTCCAGCTTTACGGTTGCTTTGGCAATTGCCTCCTGCGCCTCTACGATTGCGTCAGCGTCAGCAGATTCATATGCCTTGCGATATTTGTCCTTGGCTGCTTCCAGCTCTGTCTGAGCAGCGCCTTTTGAGGTCTCAATGTAGGCTTTACTGCCCGAAGAAAGCTGCTCTTGGAGCCGCTTATTGTCCTCATAGACCTTGCGAGCAAACTCTTCTGCCGCCTCTTTTTCCCGCATAGCCTGCTCTTTGGCCCTGCGCTCGTCGTGATATCCACGAGTAAATTTCTTGAAACGCGACTGAACTTTTTCGTCGTACGAGTTCAACTCTTCGTCCGTCAGCTCATCCGGAGGCGGAGCAGCTTTACGACCACGGTCCTGTGGGGGCGTGTCGTCTTCAATCTCAATCTTCAGCTCAGGCTCATCAGCCTTAAACTTGGATTTCTCTTCCTTTTCGTCGGGGAACTCGAAAGTATCGCCCTCAAACTTTTGCGATGCCATGTGTTACTCCTTATGCAGCGCGGCTAATTCCACGCGGGTCTTCAACAACAGCCTCAACCGACTCATCATTGATGATGCGGAACTCTCGGCCATGAATCTTCAAGCGGGTGCCTGAATTGGGTCGCACGATGACGAAGTCACCCTCTTTGCAAGACGGTCCGTTTGGAAAGCGGGTGGTGTCCTTGTAGCAGTCCGGTCCCAGCTTGACCACAAACAATACGGGGGTCAGCACCTCCTCGTAGTGCATGGTCTTGGCATCTTTAATCAAGCCGACTTCGCTGTCCGCATACTCCTCCATCGCCTCCGGTACAACACAGAGCATGTGGTACGTTTTGGGGTCAGGAAGCTGCTTGGCTTTCTCTTCGGCGCTCTTGTTGAGTACTCCAGAGAGGTCTACTGCGGACACATCAAACTCAGTCATCGTTCATCCTTTGCACGAGGTCATTAATTACATGATCTGCGAGGTTCAGACCCCGGATTACCCCACAGACCTTTTTGTATTCTTCAAACGTATCAGCTCTGCTTGCAGCCAAATAAGCAATCTGCTCTTGGCGAATCTTCTCAATCTCTTTCTGCACGAGTGCAAGCACTCGGATTTCATCGGACATCAGGCTTTACTCCTCTCGGGTTGTCTTTGCGGACGGTTGGCTTGCGCTTTTTCCTTGGCAATCTGCACGCCAAGCTTGGCTCCTTCTATCTCCATACTCTTGTTGAGTTTCTCCCGCTGGGAGGCGGAGTTGGCTGCAACCTGCATGGCTGCAATTTCTTTCTGGGCCTCGATGCGTGCCAACTCAAGCTCAAGCTGGTCTGCCTTAGCTGCGGCGTCCATCGTCTGCTTCTGAGCCTTGAGTTCAAGGTCTTTCATCTTGAGCTGCAACTCCTGCATCTGCATCTGAATGACCGGGTCCTGCATCTGCTGCTGGGCTTGCTGCTGCTGTTGAGCCTGCTGGTCACGCTGGGTGATCTGTTGAGCTGCCTGCGCTGCTTTGATGGCAATCTGGTCGGCCATCTCTGGGGGAATCTGCTTGGTAGCTTCTTCACCCGGCAACACCATGCCCATCGCCTCTTCAATCTGACGACGGAACTCCATTGCAATGTGTTCGTTGATGTGAGCCATCGCTGCGGCCATGATCTGCTGAACCATTGGATTGCCCTGCATGATCTGCTGAATCTTGGGATTCTGAATCGCAGCCATATGCACTTGGATGTGTGCTTGGTGGTTCTGCTCAATGAACGCCTTGACCGGCTTGTTGGTCAGCAGGTTCTGGTTCTCCTGCACCGGGTCAGTCGGTGTCAGATCATCTTCCATCGGCACAAGTTTGGCCGCGTTCTTGATCCCAAGCACCTCAATCATCTGCCGGTGGAGCAGTGGCATGTTGTAGAGCTGAGGCGAAGACTGAGCGAGCTGGAAGACCGCCTGATACGTGGCAATCTTCTGGGCCATCGTGGCGGCGTTGGGGTCGCTTACCGGGATGACATCGACCATGTCGTAGTCAGACTTCTTGGCTTTACGCGAGCCTTCAACCGGCTCGTAGTCATACTCATCGGGG